ACAAGAATCTTATACGCAAGTTCATCAACAGCACACGAACCTTGGAAAAATCCATATGCAATGAGTAAATATGCTTTAGAGCGTGTTGCTCCTGCTAATAGTATGGGTATGAGATTTACAACCGTGTATGGTCCTAATGCTAGAGAAAGTATGTTGATACCAAGAATATTAAGAAATGATGTTCCTTATATCAACACAAATCATAGTAGAGATTTTATACACGTTGACGATTTAGTGAGAGCGATAGATACTTTGATGAAATCAAATTTAACAGGTGTAACAGATATAGGTTCTGGTACTACAAACAATCTTGTAGAGTTAATTGAATACTTTGGAATTAACTGTGAACGTGTTGTGGGAGAACAAAACGAAAGATTAGATAACCTTGCTGATAATACACTACTAAATAAAATAGGTTGGTCACCTAAAATTAATTTATATGACTACATTAAGGAGAACAAACATGTTAACTGAAGAATATTTAAAAGATCATTTTATAACTGCTCATTTTGTTGACAATGAAAGACAAAACATTGAAATACTAATGACAAACGAAGATAAGTCAGCAACTATACCATACGTTATACCTTTTGATGAAAAAGATGTTAAGTTTCAAGCGCTACAAACTGTTATGACTGTAGATCAATTGCATGAGGCAACATATCAAGCAAAGAAACAACAAAGAAAAGACTTTGAAGATACAGTTTTACAAATTGCAAAACAAGATGGTCTAATAATGGACTCAAATAAAATTGATACTAAATTTTATCCTAAAGTAGTAGAAGCTATTTTTGGTGATGATGAAAATTTAGATCACGTATTTGCGTTGAAATTAGCAGTATTTGAATTAAATGAAATCAAAGATTCTAAACAAGAAGAATTAAAGAAAAAGTTAAGACAATCAAAAACTAAAAAAGATATTATTGCTACTGCTTGTCAGATTTTAGAAAATAATTAGAATACCAACCTGTCCATCCTTTTTCTTGTAGATGGTGCATTTGACCAAGCGTACACATACTGTAGGACAAAGGTTTATAATAGAGATAGTCTTTTATTGAAGGACATATCCTATCATAGGTTTCATACTTTATGTTTTTATAGTACCACTCATCACTACCTCTAGTGTAAGTGTCTATAAAAAACTCATCATATTTTTTAAACTTGTCCCATATGTAAGATACATCGCCAGTCCATGATACTACTGAAGAATTAAGTGGTGTATGAGCAGGCTCTCTCCACCATGTATCATCTAATAATGTAAATTTTTCTCTTATAAGATTAGGTAATTTATTATAGATTATCACATCTAAATCAAAATACAAGTTTTCCCCATCTCGGAACTTTTCGTACATCTGAAACTTGTTAAACCAATTACCATATAGGTCATCTTCTATAACTTCAAAACTATCATACTTTAGACCAGAGTATTCATCTATCATATGTTTTAAGTTATCAACATGCCATTGAGTAAACTTTTTACCAAATCTACAACAAATAATTCTCATTTATCTTTCTTCCTACTCCTGTAAAATGTACAACTTTTAGTTTCTCGTTTACTTCTTTGTCTAGTATCATGTAATCAGTATTAAATTTCTGCATATACATTTGATTTAATTTTAAGTTTTCTGTATAGTCATCTGTATATTTCGCAATCCATTCACTAGGTGTTTTAGTTAGTTTTGCTTTGTGTTCTAATATCTTCCACTTAACGTAGTTTTGTTCGCCATAGTATTTCTTATGTACAGTACCATTGTTATAAAAATGTAATTGCCAGTATTCAGGATTAAGTGCAAAGTCATCCCATACAAACTTCAAACTACCTGATTTAAACTTATAAAAACCACCATTGATACCTAGTTTGTTTTCCCACCATTGACCATATGTCACTAGTTCGTTATGTTCTACTGGATATTTAAGTAAGTCATCTATGTTATTGACAATAACTTGATCTATGTCCATAATGATTATATCATCACCTGGTTTCTGATATGCAAAATGAGGACTAAAAAATTTAAGTTTATGCCAATGTTTTTTTACTTCACTATGATGATTGTAAGGTAGGACTACATCTGCTTTAACATCTGTATCACTTATACATACAAATTCAAAGTCAACTGTTGAATGTTTTTTTAAACTATCATAAAGTTTAGAAACATAATCAGGTGTATAGAAACCATCAAAATATACAGTACATATTTTAAGCATTAAGTCTTCTCCACACAAGATCAAAGTCTTTATTGATAGTGTGGCAAAGTATAGTTTCTTTAGGTATAAAGCCTTGAATATATAAAAAATAATGCCACTTATCATCTAACCATTGTACTGGCACATTGTTCTCATTTAGTTTAACTGAAAATAATGTTTCATTATCCCAACCAAAATATTGTAATACTTTTTTAGGAAAAATATCAGAGCTTTCTTTTAAGTCTGACATCATTTTTAAATCATTTTCAAAGTTTGCAAAGTAATTTAGTTTTACTAAATGATCTTTGTTAATACCTACAATACCTGTATTAATAACATCATTCTTTGTACTTAAACCTTTTTCAAACAACATTGCCTGAGCGTTGAAATATTTTGATGATGGACTTCTTATTGTTTGTGATGTGTCTGTTACTGATTCTATTTTAGTTACTTTATTATTGTTGTTTAGTACAGCTATACCTTTTGTTAAGTCCCACGCCTCAAAGAAGTTTTCATTTTTCATAGGCACAACGTCAAAATCTAAAAATAATATTTCATCATACTTCATAGCTAATTCATACATTAAATGTATCTTATAGAAATTTATTATATTGTACATTGTAAGATATGGATATGAGTTTTTAATTTGTGCTGACCATAGTGAAAAGTTTGAATCATATTCATACATAATAAAATCAGCACCAATGGCGTCAGCATAAATTTGTTTACAAGCACGTAGATCACCATAGTGTTTTGCAAATTGTTGTTTAGTTCTTATGTTCATAGGCGTATCACCTGTTTTTAAAATATTTTTATCAAACAGATCAATATCTTTTGTGGGTATATCAATGTACAAACTATAAATTACTCTTTTCATAATATCTTTCCTATTAATGTAAATCTTGTTCCTCTTTCATCATTGATCTCATCTTCAACAAGTACTTCGGTGTTTGTAGGTAATTGTGTTTTAAATTCATCGCCATTGTTTACACAATTTATATGTGTATCAATATTAAACATGTCATTTGATTGAAAGGCAAAATGTGCTGTCTTTTTCATTCTTGTCCACCATGGAACTTTACGTGTAACAGGCACACCAAATTTTGAATTGAAATATAGTGATTTAGGTCCTATAGGTCCCCATTCAGACATTGGTCGCATATGTTCACACGAAGTATTAATGAATAAATCTGTTTTCTCATATTCGTTTCTAAAATCTTTGAATATATCATCTGATATAAAGTTCACATTTTCATAGTTGTAAAATAATTTATTTTTTGCAATCTTTATAACTCTATCGTCCATATCTATTGCTGTAATCTTTTTTACTCTAGGCGCCAATGCAGGTACTAGAATACTGCCAAACCAACAACCGAATATTGTTATTTCTGATTGATCTGTTATTAAACCAAGTTTATCACAATGGTTTATAATATTCATTTTTGCATTAACTTGAGGACTACTAAAAGAGTCTAGTATATTATACTCTAAATCAGGTTCTTCTTTAATTGTATAGATTATTTTTTCTAATAGATTATAATCTATGTGGTTATTGTGTAAACTTAAAATATTTTTTAAGTATTGTAATTGATCTCGTTCTATCATTTAATCCAACTCACTATATCTGTTAACGGTGGGCATGTATCTCCACCTTCACTATTTTTTTTCAACCATTGTTCTCTTGTTTCTTCAGCATATCCACAACTCATAATTAATATTGGTCTTCTTTTTACCCAACTAAAACCTAAATCGTGCCATTCTTGTGTATCTCTTACAAAACATATATTATATGATACATCTAATCCCTTTTCAAGTAAATAAATTGTTAGATTATTTGCAAACATTCCTACTTCTAAAGCAATGTGATCTATAATCTTATCTACATATTCTGGATATTGTTCATCAGCTGTATGACTACCATTATCTATCTGTCTTTGATAAAACGCATTTGGTTTATGTACAACTCTGCTATGAAATACAAACAAATAAGGATTTGTTCTTACGTGATTGTAGTTTGGATTAGGATTCTTTTTTGCGTCATGTGTTACTTTAGATAAACCTAAATCATTTGTATCTTTGTCAACGTAAATATGATTTTTGTTAGATAGAGTCCATATCTTTTCTTTCCATTTTTGTTGTTCAGGACCATAGACATGTATTCTATATGCAAACATATTGTTTTTAGATGATGTTGTTATCAATGCTTTTTCTAAAGCTCTATCTATAATTTCTTTTGCTGGCACATCTTTCTTATAACTGATAACGTGTCTTCTTTTCTTTTTTAAAAGACTATAATGTGTCATTGAGTTAGGTATCATTTTCTAATTATCCAATCTCCTATTATCAACAAGTTTAATCCTGTTTTTTTAAAAGTTCTTATAGCGTGCTGAGGTGTTTCTACAATAGGTTCCTGACAATTAAAACTTGTATTCAATAACATCGGTATACCTGTAATTTTGTAAAACTCATTCACTATATTGTAAAACTTTTCATTGTCTTTTATATTTATAGTCTGTATTCTAGCAGTATTATCAACGTGTGTGATACCTGGTACTTTATCAGTTTTTACTTTACATATCCTAGACATATAAGGACTAGGGCCGCCTTTTGTATCAAAGTATTCTTTGTAATGTTCTTCTAACACTACAGGTGCAAAAGGTCTAAAGTCTTCTCTCATCTTTATAGTGTGATTAATAATATTCTTTATATCAGGATTACGAGGGTCTGCTAATATACTTCTATTACCTAATGCACGATTACCACTTTCTGATTTACCTTGAAACCAACCTACAATAGCACCATCTGCTATTGCTTGTGCTACTTCTTTATAATTTACTTTTTCTTCTCCTATATACTCATACTCTTTACCAGCATACAATTCTGATTTATGTACATTTTCATTTAAGACAAAATCAGCATGTTGATATGCACCAATGGCTTGTCCTTCATCACCTATTGCAGGTGGTACAAATACATTCTTGTAATGTTTTGTAAATTCTTCATTCATGTAACCATTATAAGCAACACCGCCTGCGATACATAAGTTATCACAAGTTTTTAATGGATATACATGTTCTTTTATTTTATCTAAAGTAAATCTTTGTAGTGTATATGCTAAGTCATCTAGGCCGTGTGTATCTACATCTATTTGTTTAAAGTGTTCTTGTTTCTTTTCAGTTATAGGACTATCAAGTATAACTTCAAAACATGTATAGTAATATCTACTAAATTTACCATATCCTACTTTACCCATAAGTTTACTTGCACCTAATGTACCAAAACCTGTAAGACCTGACATATGATTCCACAACCAACCAATAGGTAACTTGTCTGATAGATCAATTAAGTTTTGTTCTTTATCAAAAAATACACATCTAAATTTAGAACCTATACCATCTATCGCAAGTATGTCAGACTCTTTATAACCTGAATTAAGAAACGCATAAGCAGCGTGTGATTGATGATGATCTATAAAATAAACATTATCTTTGTGATAGTGATCCCATAGTTTTTTAGGATCGTAATTAAATATCTCATTATGTCCTTTTAATATTGTACTCCACAATTCTTCTTTTGATTTTCTAATACCACCAAACGTATATGTAAATGCTAGTATGGCGTCATCTGGTTTTTTAAAGTATTGTTCAGTAAACTCATCATTCAATCTATAATCACTTACGTTAAGTATATCTGATTGATGAGCATACGCCTCAGCGTGATATGGTAGATTATGTTTAAATCTAGTTTCTCTTTCTCTTTGATTATGATACACACCATCATATGTATTATGATCGTGTAGATTTAAAGCAACTGCAAATATTTTATCCATTTAGTACACTCGCATATTTTGATAAAGGAAAATGACCTTTAGGTTCAACCCATTCCATACATGTTTTACAATAGTTCTCATATTTAAATAATCTAAAATTCATCATCTTATCTATATTCTCCTGTGTTATGTCAAATGTTTTGGAGTGAATTGCATTATTGGCAAACTTCTTACTACAATGTACAAGTTTTCTTGTTTCAAAATTGATAACAGGTACCATAGGAAAAGCTGCACACATCTTACGATCTATTTCTGCAGCTTGTTCGTGTACTGCTGTAACATCATCTTTGTTAGGTGTTCTACCATTAAATGATTTCCACATTGTGTTTTTATGATTTAACTTTATCATTTCTTCAGGAAACTTATCTTTGTATTTAAAGTAATTCGGTGTTTTTACACATAGATTGTAATTGTTATAATCATTTGGTTGTATGAAACCATAAGGTTCTAATCTATCTAAATTACCTAGTTTTTTAATTCCGTCTTCGTAAAAATCTAATATATTATGTTCAACATAAAGTATATCAGGATCTTTTAGTATATGTGGATATCTTTTACGTACAAAAGAGTTTGATAGTACTGAACATACGTGATTAGGTCTGCTTTTAACTTCAGCAATTACATCA